CCTTCACGCTCCAAAAGAACTTTTGTCATGCAACTTCAACAGATTCAAGATCATTATAAACATATTCCATAAGCATTTCATAATCATCCAAAGGATCACCAGAGAATACTACACCTTCATTTTCATAGTAACGACGAACTTTTTTATAAAGTTTTGGATTCTTTACATCAAGATAAAATTCACCATTTGAAGCACCACGAAGTGTTTGAAGATCTTTTTTGAATTTAGAAGTAAGAGTCATTGTTTTGAATGTTGACTTTAGTATTATAAAGTTTCAGTGAGAGAAAGTCAAGTGGACGGTTTTAGTAGTGTCTCAAGAACCTTCCTCATGATTTGTATGGATTCTAAGTATCTCATCAAAATCCACATTAGAGTCTTCACATATACTAATAACTTCTTTGTATGGAACTATTACTGCATTTCCATTATCACTTGTAATAATGAAAGATTCTCCATTCTCAACTCTATTCATTAGAGTATCAAAATCAGATTGAAACTCTTCAATTGTAAATTCCTGAATTTCGTTAAGTTCTTGATTCATTTTCATAAAGTATTTTATGAGTCGGGGTGACTGGGATCGAACCAGTGTCTTCTTGCTCCCAAAGCAAGCCGTCTACCGCTGACTTACACCCCGTTACTTATCCCTATGTATAAACATAATACCAGCAAAGGGAACGACTGTCAACCCCATTCCACATAGAAAAAGAAAGAATTGATTTGAAGCAAGTGATTCTACGATGTGAAAAATCATCTCCCCCTCCAGTGCTTGTATTCATAGTACATGTATTGATCCACTTCGTCAAGTCCTGATAGTGGAGAATTCGCTTTACATCTAGACCACTCAATACAAAACTGTTTAATATCATGATTATGTACTACAGAGTATCCATACATTCTTACAAAAGCAGACATAGCAAAATTATATCTTTGTTTATTGTGGATATGCATTATGAAGTCCCCAATTTATAAAAACTATTATTAGACTAAAAATACAAATTGTGGAAAAAGTTAAATTAAACATTACATTCCTCCGTTTCTAAACCCAACAATATAACCTATAATCACTCCACACATAAATGCTATAAACAAATATAACATGTGTGAAAAAAATTCAATGAATATAATCCAATCTTCCGTCGTCATCTTCATCCTCGTATGTAGATGGTTCTTCAAATAATTCATCCATTTTTAATTGGAAAACTCTTTCTTGTAATTCCTTTAAATCTTCTTCTGTTAAAAAAAACATTTAAGTAATTGGTAACTCTGATGTTGATATTTTACCTTGAAGTAATGGTGATTTTAATACTTCCCATTTCAAATAGACTACAGTATCCACCATCCACCAAAATGCAATCGTACATAAAAAGATAGTCAGTAATGTAGAAGCAATACTCAAAACAAGATTAAATTTTTTTGCTTTAAAATGATTTATAACTCCAAGTGCCATGATTAGTAGCAAAACTTCATATGTTATAAAATTGTAATATGTCATTTGTCTTTCAATAACTCTTCTATTCTTTTACGCATTTTTTCACTGTCCTGTTTCAAATAATCTCTAAGAGAATAACCTCGCTGTCCCCTTATAATACATGTTCCTTGATAGAACATAGTTGCAGCGAATAGCAATAGCAGTACTATTCCGATTATTTCAGGGTAATATCTAGCCATGGGAATATTGGAGGAATAACGCCAACAAGTCTTAGAAGTCCCTCAGCAAATAAAGCAAGAACAACCCAACCAACACACATAGAAATAATGGAAGCATTCCGATTGTGCCTTCGTATAGCAGCATCAATCATCTCCTGAACTTCAGAGCGACTAACAAATTCATCATGAGGGTCCATCACTTTTCATCTCCAAGAAACTTTGCCAAAGGATCTCTTCTAGTTTTAACTATTTCAACTGCTCTTTTATAGAACATATTGTCAATATTACCAGAAGTTTCAAAGGTTTCTTTGATCTTCACCCAATTATTATAGGTGTGTTGATCCATTTATTTAAAGCGTAATACTACTATATACTAATCACTAACATTCTAAAGTCAATAAAATGTCAGGATTTTGTAACACTACTATACAGAAAAATAAATAAATTATTAAATTAGTATCTATTGTAACGGAAAGGGTGGGATTCGAACCCACGGTGCTACTAACACGCTTGTTTTCAAGACAAGTTCCTTAAACCACTCGGACACCTTTCCAATTAAGTCCTTAACGGACTTCGAAATCAAGTCGTCTTACTTTACGTTGACGACGTGCTTCTTGCCAAGCAATATCTTGAGAAGTCAGCACACCTTTATTTTGATTTTCTTTTAAGGAGTTTAACATAACAACACGAGACAAGTCAAGTGCTGAAATTTTATCCCCACGAATCGTTGCCATATTTGAACATCCACAAGTTATAGTTTTTGTCGGATGTCCCACTAATTCTTTATTGCAATCTTTACATCTTATTGAAATCATTATTCTTTATCCTATTCATTGGGTGAATGATCTTAACATCCAAATAAATTTACCATGTGCTTCATTCAAGTCATCGACAAGGTTAATTGTTCCTTTTGATTTTTGAGTTTCTGCCTCTTCAGACACTTGAGTTAGAAGTTCCACAATTTTTTGATTTCCTTCTAACAAATCACGTACCATACCCATAGTATCTAGTCCACTATTTGCTTCTGAAATATGAGAAACTTCAGTAATTCTAGAAAGAGTAGGTACAGGTTTTACGTTTAAGTATCTCATATGTTCGGTGATTCTGTCAATCTCACCAAACATTGCCTCATACTGCTCTCCAAATAGATCATGAAATTGTTTAAAATCATCACCTACAACGTTCCAATGATATACCCAAGTCTTTTGAAACAGAACAAAAAGACTTGCCTGAGTATCAGAAAGTAATTTATATAGTGTTTCCATCTTACTCTTTTTTTGAGTATTTATACGAATGGGCGATACTGGAATCGAACCAGTGACTTACCACTTGTAAGGAGGTCACTCTACCGCTGAGTTAATCGCCCTTGATGAGTAGTGAGTGCCCACCACTCGCGGAAGACACTCTCCGCAACGAACGGGGGTGATCAAGTCCCCGACCTAAGAAAACTTAGGATTTAGTGAGTCGGATATGATGATCCCGACTCTTATGATAGAATCGGACATTTCCAACCCTATCAACTGCCCCACTTGGACTCGAACCAAGAACCCCAGAGTTAACAGCTCCGTGCTCTGCCAATTGAGCTATAAGGCAATAAAGAACCTTGTAGGTTCAGAGCGGAATACCGGATTCGAACCGGTGACATCCAACTTGGAAGGATGGCGTTCTACCACTGAACTAATTCCGCATAAGACAATCATAAACTATTTAAGTTTGATTGTCAAGTGTCGTTGAAAGGACTTGAACCTTCATGGATTGCTCCACTGGAACCTAAACCCAGCGCGTATACCAATTCCGCCACAACGACAAATGGAGGCGGGGGGTGGAGTTGAACCACCTACCTGAAGCTTATGAGACTTCTGTGCAACCGTTACACTTCCCCACGATGATGGATTAAGTGTGATACACCTCATAAGGATGTAACAGTGACTTAACCTCTATCCTTTTATATAGTAACAAACTCCGAAGAATTTGTCAAGCGTCCTCTGCAAGATTTGAACTTGCGACTTCTTGGTTCGTAGCCAAGCACTCTAGTCCACTGAGTTAAGAGGACAAGCACAGGATAGAGGACTTGAACCTCTACTAAAAGTTTTGGAGACTCTCGTGCTACCAATTACACCAATCCTGCTTGGTTCCAGAACTAGGATTCGAACCTAGACGTACACCTTCAAAGGGTGCTGACCTGCCAGTTAGTCGATTCTGGAGTATGTAATCCCGTGGAATTCGACGGGATTAAGAGTCTAGGGTGGGATTCGAACCCACGGCGATAAGAGTTTTGCAGACTCTCGCATTCGACCACTCTGCCACCTAGACATTTTGAACTATCTGGAAATTCCAGATAGTTGAGAGCCCTCAGTCGGATTTGAACCAACGACCTACTCATTACTAGTGAGTTGCTCTACCACTGAGCTATAAGGGCGGGGTGTCGTATGAGAATTGAACTCATCTCCTCTGTTCCACAAACAGATGCCTTAACCACTAGGCTAACGACACAAGGCAGTGGGTAGAATTGAACTACCGACATAGAGGGTATGAATCTCTTGTTCTACCACTGAACTACACTGCCGAGGCGGAAGTGGTTGGATTTGAACCAACGGATGTCCCTAAAGACATCGACGGTTTAGCAAACCGCTGCATTAAGCCGCTCTGCCACACTTCCAAGTGGAAACAACTGGACTCGAACCAGTGCTCTTTCGATTATCAGTCGAATGCTTTACCAACTAAGCTATGTTTCCAAGTCCAGATGAAAGGATTTGAACCTCCGACAACTCCGCCCCAAACGGAGGGCTCTACCAAACTGAGCTACATCTGGTTGGTATTCCTGAAGGGATTTGAACCCTCGTTTCCGCCTTGAAAGGGCAGCGTCCTAACCATTAGACGACAGGAACTTATTTGCTACAACCACCAAGGAGGGATACTCCATCGGCAGCGTAGCAACGACGATGAGGGGATTTGAACCCCCGACTTCTTCCGTGACAGGGAAGCACTCTAGACCACTGAGTTACATCGTCAAGGTGGGAGGAGCAGGATTCGAACCTGCGAAGGCAGAGCCGTCTGATTTACAGTCAGATTCCTTTAACCACTCGGAAATCCTCCCACGATGGGTTTGGTGGGACTCGAACCCACGGTACGCTGGTTAAAAGCCAGATGCATTTGCCGCTATGCTACAAACCCAAATAATGTGGTAAATATTCAGTTGTCAAGGTGCTGGTGGTCTCTCAACCACCCTTTAAGAATACCACCATTTGGACTCTGGAGGGAGATTGGTGGACACTTAGGAGACTGTCACAAGCAACAAAAAAGGGGAGGAAACTTTTGGTTTCTCTCCCCTTTCTCTTTGCTTTTATGGATTACATCTTACATATGTCTTTCCATATCCGCAAACAGGGGAGTACCCTCAATATGCCAATAGCGGCAATCAAGGTTACTAATCTGTTTGGTGGGCATTTGGAAAGACATTGTTTTCGACCTAAGTGTTTTTATTTATAAGACTTTTTTGTTAAAAAGTCTAGCGCCTCAGGTAGGATTCGAACCTACGACTAACCGCTTAGAAGGCGGATACTCTAGTCCACTGAGTTACTGAGGCAAGAGTCCTCCCTGTTTGTGCATCGTTGAGAGGCATGGGAGGGGTGGGACTTATTCAAAGTTTGGACCTTTGATGCCCATAAGATAATTTATATTATCTTTGACAAAGAAGTCTTTGTCAAATACCCGTGGTCGGATTCGAACCGACCCTGGAACGATTTTAAGTCGTTTGTCTCTTCCGCTGGACTACACGGGCAAGGTGGTTCTGGAGAGAATTGAACTCTCTTCTTACACTTATAAGGTGTAGGCTTTAACCAATAAGCAACAGAACCATTTATAAGACAATCATAAGGCAGAAATCTCAGATTGTCAAGTGCTCGTTGAGAGGATCGAACTCTCCTGCGGCGCTTTATGAGAACGCTGCCTTCACCAGATGGCTAAACGAGCAAGGTACGAGTGGGTGGATTCGAACCACCTCAAAGCCGCTAATCTGGCGGAAAAGGTTTATAAGACCTCTCTGACTACCAAGTCTCACTCGCTTGAACAAGACTATCATAGAAGAAACTCTGATGATAGTCAAGTGCCCCCAGTCGGATTCGAACCGACAAACCCGTAGGCGGTTGATTTTGAGTCAACTGTGTTTACCATTTCACCACAGGGGCATAAGTATTAAGTTTTCGAGATTCAAGTGGTTCGTTTCTCAACCACTCATTCATAATAACCGATGTTTGACTCTTTAGCAAGTACCTTTGGACAGTTTCGGAAGTGTCCTTACAGGTATCTATCCAAGGAGAACAAAGTCTCATTTCTCCACCTAAAGATTGACATTCTTTAGTGTGACATAAAGCTTTATCTAAAGATTTCTCAATCAACCTGGGCAAAGGTACTCTAGGTGGTTCTAAGTCTTTTGTCAAGCGTTCATATTCTCTAATTGCTTTATCTACATCTCTTTCAGATCTCCTCTCCATCACAGCAGTGTCTTGGAGCAGGACATCGTTAATTATTGTATGAGGAAACAGAGTCCTTTGAACCTCGTCTAAGAAGTCCCAGAGACGCTCTGAGGGCACTCCTGAGCATTGAGAGAGGGTTGCTACAATACCACTGAGTACGGCGCTTATAAGGATTATCTGCTTCTTATCTACTCTCTTCTTACCGAAATTAAAATTGAACATAAAAAAAGAGGAGTAGCAACCGCTCTCCTCTTATTTATTATTAATTTATTTCAATCATTCAACCTCTTGATCAAGGGATTCGAGTTGTTCTTCAGATTCAGAAACTACTGGTTCTGGTAAAGTAACTCCAACTTGATTGAGATACTCAATTGCACCTTGAACTTTCAGAAGCAAATCTCTGTTTTGATTGATTTGCATTTCCAAAGATGCTCTTTGTTCTAAAAGACTTTTAAGATGTTCTTGTTGTTCTTCCATTTTTTTACACTTCAATTTTATAGTTTAAGGGGGAATAATAATTCCCCCGATATTTATTATTCTATTTTATCAAACCTCTACCGTAATCAGTTTGTTGACATATTCATAGGCATAGTGTGTTCGGGCACCATGAATACCCCAACCAATCCAACTGTACGCATAGTTCATGTAGCGATCTATTGATTTACCAGGAGTTTTCATTTTCTCCTCAATTCTTTGCCACTGAACCTCATTTGTTAGATAACGTAATTGTGTATGAAGTGCTGATGGATCTCCACCATACTTCTTAGCAAAATCACCCAATCCATAATATCGATCGGCAGATGTCCATTGGATTAGTCCGTAACCACGCCAGCAGCCACGGTAACTAGTCCTACTACCACCTTCACAAATATTAGGCACGAACATAGATTCTTGCTTAATATTTCCAAGAATAGTAGCAAGGGCGTTTCTGTCTTTTATACCATAATCCTGGAGAAATGCCAGGGTGGCATTTTCATTCTCATTACACCCTTTACAAATTAGCCTTTTCTCTTTAGGCTTTGGTGGTGCAACCTCTAGGATTGCTGTCTTCTCAGGTTCAAACTCTTTAATAACAGAATAAGGTTTATCCACTGGAGGGGGAGGACCTTGCAGTTTATAACTAGAGAAAGGCAGTGATGCCGTATTGGTTGTAACCATTGCAACAAGAGGAACGGCTACAGTAAAGAAGTTTAGCATTAAAATTGATTGAACTCTACATCCGTATAAAGAAAGGGGTACACCTCTTTCTCAAGAGGCAATCTCCACGGCTCTAAATCACTTTCAAAATCTCATAATAAAAAACCCTGCTCATAACAGGGATTTTAGCATTATAAGTTTTTATTTAGATTCTGTCAATCTTCTGGTTCCAATGAGAAGATTTCCATTTCATCACTTTCCGGTTCAATCCATTCATAAAACTCTGCAAGAATAGCACGAGCATCCTCTTTATCAATATTCATATCTGCTGCACGATCAAGAGACCAAGTTCTTACGTGTGCCACAATATCTTCAGTCGTTGCATTCATAATAATCTTTTCGGAAGTATCGGGACAAGACATTTGAATTGTAGAATGCTGGTTCTCCATTGTCAAGTCCTTCCGTGAGGACATTATTGACGAAGAGTTGTCGTGTCTCTTCGTAGTTTGTTTTGCCCTTTGTTTTATGTAATGATAAGATAGTTCTACTAAAATTTTCTCTGCCCAATTTGTCAATGTCTTCTTTAAGCTCCGGACAAGACCCATAGTATTCTTTCCAATTAGATTCTGATTTTACTTTGCGTTTTTTACCTTTTGGTGTTCTAAACTGCCAAAGGTACTTTCTTCCAATGTATTTTCTACCGT